AGAAATGAGCAACAACAAACAAAGTAGCGTAGAGTGGTATATTATTGAAAGACATAATATAGAAATTCAAAGCCGTTTAGGGGAAATTTCACCAATTGAATATGATGCAAAACTCATAAAAATAGAAGAACAAGCCAAAGCAATGCACAAGCAGGAGATAATTGCGGCTAAAGATGATAATTATGTTTATGGGGAAGCATGGGAAAAATTAGGTACTTTAGGAGAACAATACTACAACGAAACATTTGGAGGTAAGAATGAATGACGATAAAAAAGCTAGAGAATACACATCTAAAACCTTACAAGAACTTATAGATGAGGTAACAGTTGGAGAGTTGGAGGCTACTAGTAAGAGTATGGATCCTATGACTCCTAAATCAGAAGCTTATGATTTAGTTTTAGGCTTTTATTACCGATTACCTAACAATGGCAGACTTAAAACCGGGATTAACAGCTGTGAGTCTCGGTTTAAGGAAGCTGTAATGTGTGCTAAGTTAACTCTTGAAAGAATTATATTAGCTCTAGAAGCCCACAGTTGGCAAAACAGAGAACATATAGAGCACCATAAAGAAATGTTAAAAGAACTAGAAAAACTATGAAGACTAAACTAAAATTCATATCAATCTTTGCCATTGCAATGTTGGTATCATTCATCCCAGAGGCTTTTCCTGACTTCTTTGGAGATTGGACCTGTCAGGGAGGATCTTATGTAATGAAAGACGGGCACTACCAATTAATTGGATGCCTACATAGTGGTAACTACCAACACAATCCAACAACACACTGGGGTTTCCGCCATTGGATGTGGACAGGATGCGGTGTATCTCTATTTATCTGGAACGTAATTGACTTGTTCCCTAAAAACTGGAAGAATATATGAGCAAGATTAAACAAGATAAAATACCTATGACATTAACGGAAGATAATGTTTTAGAAGTTCTTGGCTACAAGTATAAACTTCTTAGAGAAAGAGATAATCTACTTAATTTTGGTGATAAAGTTGGATGGATTGAATGGAAACCAGATGGTACTTTTGGAAGACTACATGATAAACCTGCAGTAGGTAGGTCGCTTATTCTAGATCCTCAAAGAATGTCTTATACCTGGATGACAACTACTGTAACAGAGATCTTGGAACAGAAAGAAAACTATATTAAGTTTGCAACAAAAAACAGTTTGTACGAATTATGGGAAAACGAATGAGTAGAGAACAAAAACGTGAGCAAGCAGTGATAGACATCATCAATCAGATGTTTATTATTGCAGGTCATGATGTTACATTTGATGACGTCAAAGGCCGTAAAGACAATTGGTATACAGATTGGACTATGACTACTGCACAAGCAGAAGAATGGAAACAATGGGGTATCGCTTATATTAGAAAAGAGCTAAAAATGAATAAGACTTTGGCTGAAAGAGAGATGATGTGGATTAATCTACAGTGGGGACTTAAATACTCAGACTTTAACTTATGAATACTATAGATTTATCATACCAGATTTTACTCCAATCTGTATTAAGAAACGGAGTAGAGAAGTCCGATAGGACAGGAACAGGAACCAAATCAATCTTTGGTTATATCCTTAGATATAATATGAAAGATGGATTTCCGATCCTAACTACCAAAAAAGTCTCTTTTAAGAACATTGTTGTAGAGCTTCTTTGGTTTTTAAGAGGGAATACAAACATTAAATACCTTTTAGATAACGGATGTAATATCTGGACAGGAGACGCTTATAAAGCCTATCGTAAAGGAAGACCAAATGATAGAGACGCTTACACAGTAGAAGAGTTTGTAGAAGCGATTAAGACTAATCCTGAGTTTGCTGCTAGGTATGGTGAATTAGGTCCTATCTATGGTAAGCAATGGAGAAGTTGGGTATCTGATAAAGATATGGATTATGGCACTGAAACAAGTGTAGACCAAATTGCTAATCTAATCAAAAATTTAAAGAGTAATCCAGACTCTAGAAGATTAATGGTTAGTGCCTGGAATGTAGGTGAATTAGACCAAATGGTTCTTCCTCCTTGTCACTACGGCTTCCAAGTCTATACAAGAGAGTTGACCTACGAAGAGAAAAAAACGTACATGGATAAACACTTTGGTGGTAAAGCACAGCTTACTTTAAGTGACTTTGAGGAGTTTAATATCCCAAGTAGAGCCATCTCTTTAATGTGGTCTCAGAGAAGTTGCGACGTTTTTTTAGGGCTGCCATATAACATTGCTTCATATGCTCTGCTATTAACTATCATTGCTAAAGAGGTAAATATGGTTCCTGATGACCTAGTCGCTAACTTAGGTGATACTCACCTTTACTTGAATCATATCGAACAAGCCAAGGAACAAATACAAAGAGAACCTTATGACCAGCTACCTAGTCTTTGGATTAATGATTTAAGATCTGATACTAACACTATCTTAGGCGACATCACTAAGTGGTCTGCAGAAGATTTTAAACTTAAAGATTACAAATGTCACCCAGCAATCAAAGCACCTCTCTCCAACTAGATTTAAAAGGATTCACACCCAAACAATACGCTGCTCTTATACTTAAGGATGAACTTAAACTAAACGGTAGTAGGTCAGGTATTAAGTTGGGTATGAATCATTATGCTTTTAGGTCTCTTTACAAGAGGGCTAAAGCAAAAGAAAAACTAAAACAATCTACTTATGATAAACCACGTATGTGAAAAGAAACCTGAGTACTTTGAGTTTATCTCTAGTCACTTCGGAGTAACTTTCACAGAGAAATCATTTATGGACCCTACATTAAAAGTGCATGCTCTACACGAAGGAACAGAGATAGTAGCAGTACTTTTAATTAAAAAGAAAAAAGATAACCAGTATAGAATCACTTTTATACGGGTATCTGAGGAGTTTCAAGGTAAGCGTTATGGTCATGCAGTACTTAATATAGCTTTGCATGATGCGTATAACGAAAATAAAGCCCCCATAAAGGCATTTACAAGGGTTAAAGCACAGAACATCCAATCTCTTAACTTCTTTCAAGCAGAGGGTTTTAAAATAGCTAAATTTGAATGCTTGCATGACACCGTGTTAAAAGATGGAAACATTGTTACAGAGCTAAAACCCGCTTACATTTTAAACAAAGACTATAATGACAACAGAATCTAAAATTCTATTAAATAGAATTAAAACACCAGATGGTACTATTTTAACCTCTTACAATAGACACAACTACGTTGAATACAAGGACACTTTAACTAAAGAAGTCCTTATGGTAGACGGAGGTACAGACTATTTAAGAAGAAATATGGGTACTTACGAAGAGTTAAGCGTCTATGACGATGGCTCTCATTTAACTAGGAGATCAGCTGTACACTGGGGAACCAGAGGTAAAGATGGTCAACAACCTTTAGTTTACAAACCAATTAAAGAGTTAGACTCAGATCATATCGAAGCCATCCTAAAAACACAACACCAAATCTCTGACTTTTATAAAGAGATTTTAAAGGATGAGTTGAAATATAGATTTGACGAACAAGCAGAAAAACTTTAACTTTGTTAGCCTTATGACTCCTAAACAACAAGCAGAAGCTATGGAAAAAGAAATCCTTATGGGATTAGGCTTCCAAATGAACGGTCACGCTTACAGACAGATTGCAAATTACACAATTGACAAGATTATAGCAGAATACAGAGATATGGACAACTACGTTAAAGATCGTTCTATGAATAATGCTATATTGTTTTGGAAAGACGTTAAAAAGGAAATAAACAAAGATGAAAGAAGCTTGTAAAGAAATTGGCAGAAAATTAAAGAACACTAATCGTATGAGTAGTAACGAGTTCTTCGCATACACTCTTCTCTTTGTCTCGTTCTTCTCTATTATAGTAGCGTTTGTAGCAAATTTAATAGCTACCTTTGTAGAATGAGTTCTATATATATATTAAGCGAGAATGGTACGGTGATAGAATATCGCCTGATTGTAAAGACAATGAAAAAGAATGAAGACTACAAGTTCTACTCAGAAATTGAAAGAGACAAAGCCTTTAAGAAAGCACTAGAAGAAAAAAATCTACTGCTAGCTCACCGTTATAAACGAGACAGCGAACAAACACCAGAACAACTTTACTTTAACTTAACTTAAATTAAACTAACAAAGCACCTCTAGGGGTGCTTTTTTCATTTAAAACCATTTAAAACCATTTAAAACCTAAACTAATATGCCAGAAGAATTAGAATCAGCAGGCCTAATTGCAGGCCAACAACTTCAAATCTTTGACGATCCATTCTCTACGGAGTTCATGCAAGAAGCAGAAAGAACTATCGAAGTATCTGCTATTAATGCTCCTAAAGTGAAACGTGCACGTAAAGTCCTAACAGATAAGTTTGTAATGCACAAGGATCTAAAGAAACGCTTACTTAAACTTAAGTCTACTGATGTCCCCCAAATTGTAAAGGACATGGTTGATGACTTATTATCTCTTAAAAGAGTACCAGAAGACTCTAAGTATTGTAATTATCTTGGTTTATCACAAGCAGACTACAGCAAACTTTCTTATCTAGACGAAGAACGTAAAAACAGACTAGAAGGCGAAGAAACAAGAATGCATATGATTAGGCCAGGAACTATCATTAAAGTACACACAGCAAGACAACGTATTTGGATGGGAACCCAAGCAATCAAGACTCACACTCTTACACTTACAAATCGTCACTTAGGAGGAGCTGTTTATCCTATCAGAGAATTTCAGACTGTTTCAGGTACTCACATTGCTGCTTACTTTGAAGACTCTGATAAAGCAGGATCTTTTGAGTATTCTTTTGAATCTCCTATATTAGATGCACAGTCTGAAGACTTCAGACTTAGACACAGTAACTTACATGGAGCTAGTAATTTTGTAATTACCCCAGAAGGTGTGACTAGTACTGGACACTACCCTGTAGTAATAGGTGTAGAGTTCGAAAGAACTGAAGTAGTAATGCCTCAGGTGTGGAACTTTAAGAAGCGTTATCACACTTCTGTAGGTAAACTTATCCGTAGACTATTTAAAGAAAAATATTCAGATCGAGACATCACTAGTTTCTCAGAAGCTTATGCTTCTTTGATTACTGTAGCTAATCCTCTCTATGACTTTCAGATTATGGAAGGAGAACAGATTAAGTGGGCTTATCACGAAAACAACTACCATACTCTCACTAATACTTTGGGTAGTTCTTGTATGCGTTATGACAGATGTCAAAGTTACTTCGGTATTTATACTAAAGATCCTTCTAAAGTTAAGATGGGTGTTCTCTTGAGAAGCGGTAAGGTAGCTGCTAGAGCTATTTTGTGGAATCTAGGTAATCAATGGGGTTATGACAGAATCTACTCTACTAGAACTGAGACAGAAAACTTGCTTAAGTCTACCTTAGAAACAGCAGGATACAAAAGAATGTGGCAAACTTCAGGTCCTTATTCGCTTAATATAGATTTAAGTGAAGTATCAAGATTCCCTTACGTAGACACTATGCACTGTTATAATCCTGACTCCCAAATCTTAAGTAACTATGGAGAAGGTCATCACTTTAGCTTTAGATCTACTGGAGGTGATTACTATGATAACGGAGCACAAGAAGATAACGAACTAGACTGCGCTTGTTGTGGGCACACAGTAGACTTTGACGATTCTTACTACATAGATAGAGGTAGACATCAAGGAGAAAGATGTTGTGAACATTGCCATATCTACTCAGAGAATATGGATATTACTTTCACAACAGATGACGAACACGTAATTACTTATGATGATGACTCTGTTTTGATGAGGGATTCTGTTCAGTTATTTGACGGACAATATGCTTATGATAGTGATTCTCAACTTAGGGAATATCATAATGGCAGATACTTTATCATCGACATTCATCCTTATGAAATGATCAACGGTTCTTTCTATCACCCAGATGACGAGAATAAGCCAGAACAAAGTACGGAAGATTCTACCGAAGTAACTGAAACAAATGAAGAGCCTACACAAGAGCTTACTTTTACAAGAGAAACACAAACTCCTTACATATTAACTAGTGGATCTTCGTCTAGTAATTTCTCTTTGGTTAGTTCTAATTCTTCGTCTGGTCCTTATATCTTATATCATCCAAGTCAGGTTTATGACGACACTCTTGTTGCACTTAGAACTGCAATAGAAGCATCAATGGAAATTGACGAGAATACTCCAACTACTGAAACTACAGAAACTACAGAAGCTATAGGAACTACTGAAAGTCCTGATCAATTTTTAATTTAAAAACAATGAAATACACAACAAACAAACTAGAAGCAATAGACCACACCATTAAGGGTGATTTCCCAGTAGATTTTGATCTGCTATTTGATATTATGTATCAACAAAGTCCTACTTATCAACCAGAACTCGAAGAAATTAAGAAAGATTGGCTTATTGAGCTTATCTCTAAGATCGAAGGAGTTACTGTATATGAGAAAGGAGGCAATATCTATTGCACAAAAGGAGCAGCAGAATTCTATCCTACTGTTGTAGCTCACTATGACACAGCTCAAAGCTATCATGTAGGTATGCAAATCTTCAAGACAAATGAGTGGATTTTTGGCTTTGATAATGCAAGAGGTGAGCAGTGTGGCTTAGGTCTTGATGATGCTGTAGGTGTATGCTTTGCTATTCAAATGCTTAAAATGATGCCTGCTTGTAAAGTATTCTTGCCTTATGGCGAGGAAAGAGGTTAAAATAAATTGTGTTAAGGATTACTAGGTTTTTTTAATAATTGTACTATATTAGTACCATGGAATCCCTAGAAATCGTAAACACTTACTACGAATACTACTTAAAAGAGAAGTCAATTACTAAAACTTCAAAACATTTTTCCAAGTGCTCCAAGTACTTGTCTAGATTTTTCAACCATTATGGCTTAGAGTATCCTATTAAAGTACACCAACAAAAAGTTGGTTATGACAGGGAATACTTTAAGGTAATAGATACAGAAGCAAAAGCCTATTTCTTAGGTTTTATTTACGCTGATGGGCATATTACTATAAAAAATCGAAAGGGATGCACAAGGAAAGAATATGTCTTTAGGATAAATCTTTCTAAAAATGATGAAGAAGTATTAGAACTTTTTAAAAAAGAATTAAACTACACAAACGACTTGCTTGATATAAAAGCAAAAAGCTTTGTATCTCCTAGCAACAATAAAACTTATACTAGACAACCTCAGAAGCTAATACACTTGAGCTCTGAAATTTTAGTAAAAGATTTAATGAGGTGGGGAGTTTGTGAGAACAAAACCTATACAAAATTATCAATACCTGACTTACCAGACAATCTGATAAGACACTTTATCAGAGGATACTTTGATGGAGATGGTACTGTAGGAAAACTCGAAGCTTCTATTACCAGTAAAGATGAAAATATCTTGATGGAAATTAAAGCTTATGTAGAACATAAACTAGGTTTACCAGTAGGTAATATTAGTTTGTCCGACAAAAACTCCTATAGGTGGAGAATAAATAAAAATAGGCATTCTTTTTTAGAGTTTTTATACAAAGACTCAAACTTTTATTTAAGTAGGAAACGTAGTAAATCCCACTTGACCTCTTAAAATTCTGTGAATTGCTGGAAAGCCCGATGGGGTAATCAGCAGCCAAGCCTTATAGTAATATAAGGAAGGTTCAACGACTAGTGTATGGAGTCCTACCAGGTAATGCTGAGGATGGTAAAACACCACGAGCGCAGAACACCCTTATAGGGTGATGATATAGTCTGAACTGTAGATATATATGAAACTACAGAAGCAAAGGATAAAGAGCCTTTGCGATAACATATTGTAGTAGGTACTTATGCTTGCGATATGTCTTTCTTTGATAACTCATTGGTTGTCACTCAGTTAGATCGCAGATCCTATACAAATGACTTTATCAAATTTACTAATGGTGTTCAGACTTTCAACCCTGCTCACTATGAATTGATTGAGCCTTTGATGGAAAAGTATAACTATTCTCTTAACTCAGGCACAGCTACTGATGTAGGTGGTCTTCGTAAGCAAGGTCTTAAGGTATCTTCTCATAATTTATCTTGTGGTTATTTTAACGAGCATGGAGATAGCGAGGTAGCAAGTGTAGCACTTCTTACCAATGCTTTCAGTTTTGCTTATGAGATGCTTACAATGTTGGCTGAGAGAAACATTCCTCTTACCTTCCCTGTACCTACGCTTAGGGCAGAACTTCCTTATGGCGGTAGTAAGACTAAATCTACTACTACTTATTTGGGAACAGGTGCTAGGCAAATTAATATTTGGGATGACGATGACGAAGATTGGTACTTTGATGTACAGAGGGGAGAGTGGATGCCTCCAAAAAGCGAATTGGCTTCTACTAAAGGTCCAAAGCACTGGTCTAGACCAGAAGATCCCTTGGACATGCTAGATCCTTTTGGAAATGTCGCTTACGATAAAGATAAAGCAGAAGAAGCCGCTGCTGAAGAAGAATACCAAATCTATAGTGAGTGGGTAGAGTCATGTTATCCTGAGTATCAAGACCCTAGACTAAGGGATGAATTGTCATCATTTAGTATTAAGTCTAAAGTTCTATACAAACAAGAAGACTTAGACGAGATGATTATGGATGGAACATGTCCTAACTGTCTTGGTAATCACATTCATGTTACAAACGATCTTCTATTAAGTAGTTACTGTTACGACTGCGAAAGTATCTTCAACGTACCAAAAGACGAACAAGAGTTTATCGGAACTTTGATGGACGATTGTAAGGCTGGAGAAGTAGCTTTTGCAGACATTGTAAAACTTTAATTACTCTATGGAAATAGAACATTATGGAGAGAGTCTGGAGTCACATCCAGACTTTCTCTTTATGAAAAAAATGTGGATAGAAGACCAAATTTCCTTGCAAAAAGAGGAAGATTTGCTTATCTTTGTAGACCCAATAAAGATTAATTCTCAGGAAATCTTTAAGGGTGTAAACTTTACTTTAATCAAACCAACCAATGAAGAAAACGTTTTACGAGGTTCTCTGGGCACTACTGCAGAAAGAGAAGATGATCGACAAGTGGATTTACGAAGAGAAACTTATACATAACGGAACCACTTACAGTTGGACACCTAAGGCACTAGAAGACTTGGATTTTTCTAAATCTATTGGAGAGTTAATTGCTCCTAAGTCTTCTGTAATTGACTCACTTACTAGCAAACACGTAAACCCAACAGCAAAGAAAGATATTGCTATCTCTGCTACTTGGTTGGCTGAGTTTATAAGTAAGTTTAGTGCTAAGAATCTAGGAGTATCAGGTAAAACCACAGACAAATCTAGCGTAGTAAAACGCTTAATTAGATTTATCAGTGAGTACGACTATACTCTTGAAGAGATAGCACAAGCAACAGATCTATACATAAGTACACTTAAGTCTCAAGGAAACATCAGGTTTATTAGGGAGTGTGGTTACTTTATTTACAAAAAGATAGATGGCGTAGACCAAAGCGACTTAGCCAAGTGGTGTGAGGAGTTAAAGAATGGTAGTGGTCCAGCCTACAATAGTCATCAAATTCTTTAATTATGGACTTTGAACAATTAATTGGGCAGATTGAACGTAATAAACTAGTGAAGGAAGAGGGGGGATTAACTTCTATCCCTCCTCCATTTCCTAGACTAGGAGAACATTACGGAGGATTTACTAAAGGTTCTATTACTTGTTTAACAGCTGCATCAGGTGTAGGTAAGTCAAAGTTCGCTAAGTACATGACTATCTTAAACATCTACAAGCAAGTAACACTTAAGAAAAGTTCTATCAAACCTAAAATCTTCTACTTTGCCTTAGAAGAAAGTGCTACAGACTTCTGGTTATCTTTTATCTCAATCTTCATGTATGAGAAGTATAGGATAACTATTAGCGTACAACAACTAAAATCTATTGGTAATTACACTATGACCTCTGATCTTATGGAAAAGGTCAAAGATGCTGAGAGGTTTATTCATAACCTACAGAACATCGTAGAAGTAATTGATTACATTAGAAACCCTACGGGTATGTCTAAGTATATTAGAGCCTATTTTGATAACCCTGAAATTGGAGAGCATACATACAAAGAACTCGAAGACGGTAAGAAGTTAATCACAGGCTACAAGTATAAGTCAGATGATACCTGGGTATTTTTTATTTTAGACCACATTAGTCTTTTATCTAATGAGATTGCTCCTGACACCAAGACTAAGTTAACATCTTATCAAACCTTTGACTTTATGGTTAAAGATTACGTATTAGAAGTCTTTTCTAAGCGTTACAAGATGATCAACGTAATCGTACATCAGCAGACACCTGCATCAGAGAAACAGACTTACACCTACAAAGGTCAATTGATGGAAGAAAAACTAGAACCATCAATGGAGGAACTCCACATTAACAAAGGTGTACACCAAGACTACGAAATTGTCATTGGTTTATTTAGTCCTGCTAGATACAACATCGCTACTCATAATGGGTATGATGTAAGTCTATTAGGTAACAAGTATCGCTCCCTTAAATTCCTTAAAGACCGTTACTATGGCTTAGAAAACTCAAGCATAGGACTTTACTTTAACGGAGCTAACGGAGAATTCCAAGAGTTACCTAGACCACAGGATATGAATAACCCAGTAGGCAATCATTATGAACGATTTTTAAAAATGTAAACAAAGAATGGATGAACAACAGAACCCGTATTTAACTAGAATAATCAAACAAATGTGTGATGTTATAAACGTAGATTATAGCACTGTAGATGTTAAGGAAGATGGATGGTATGAAAAGCACACATGGACAATAGAACAAGAAGATAACTTCTTGATGTGGCTTTCCTCTGAGCTTTACAACAATGAAGCTATGAGAGAAGAGTTATTGACTGACCCAGAAAGAAATATCGAAAACTGTTTTACTGCTGCTGTGCACTTTGTAGGCAACTTTGGCTGGGATACAGAAGACGATATCATTGACCAAATAGACGAAATCGAAGAAACCAAATAAACCAAATAAACCAAATTAAAATAAATATATGAGTTCAAAACTAATTGCCATTGTAGGACCCTCAGGTACGGGTAAATCAACCTCTATCAGAACCCTAGACCCAAAAGAAACCTTTATTATTAACGTAGCACGGAAAGAATTGCCTTTCAAAGGAGCGGAGAAACTCTACAACACTGAGTCTAAGAACTACATGGAAGTAGATGAGATCCCTCAAATCACAGCTTTGTTACAACAAATCAGCGAGAAAGCACCACACATCAAGAATGTAATTATGGATGATGCTATCTACTCTATGTCTTTTCTTATGATGAGAAAAGCCAATGAGATCGGATTCGCAAAATTTACAAAATTGGCGCAAGAAGTAACTCACATGCTTACTACAGCTCGTAAGCTTCGTAATGACCTTAAAGTATTCTACATCACTCACTCAGAGAACATAGAGGATAATGGAAATATAGTAGGTCAGAAGATTAAGACTATCGGTAAAGCACTAGATTCTCAAATTGTACTCGAGGGATTGTTTACTATCTGTCTTTATACTCACATAGGCGAAGACAAAGAAGAAAAGCCAACTTACAATTTTGTAACCAATCGTTTTAGAAGCTATCCAGCGAAAAGCCCTATGGATATGTTTGCTGATACATTGATTCCAAATGATCTAAACTATGTATGTCAAACAATTGACACTTATTACGCAGAAGAAGTAAAAGAAGTAAAAGAAGTACCAACAAAAACAAAATAAAACAAACAAACTTAAAGACAAAAAATTATGAAATTCGACGAATTAGAAACCAGAGAGCCTTCATCAGGCAAGAAAATGTACACAGGATTTGCACCTATTCAAATCGTTGCTGTAAACCCAACTAGTAAAGCACTTGCTGCCCTTTTGGGAATTGACGAAGATAAAGTTAAAGAACCTAACTACGAAGGAGATAACGGAATGCGTTTGGACTTCTGGTATGTAAACCATCCAGACTTCAAAACAGATTTGCGTGGTAAATTCTCTTTATGGGTTAACAATGATACTCGTACCTCACAAGCAGGTAAGAAACAATTTATCGACAACTATACAAGAACCTCTTGGGCTCTTAACTTGGCTGACTTGAGTGATGCACAAGCATCTTTAGATCCTTCTCGTAGAATGGATTTGAGAAGTGCACGTGAAGCTAAGGGTGGTGAAGAGACAGTTTATTCTTTGCTTAAGGCTTATGGTAACATCTCTCCTAAAGAGAAGCCATTCGTACTTGACTCTTGGAACTCTATTGCAAAAGGTAAAGCGAATGAGTTAACAGACTTCTTTGCTCACTTTAACAAAGCTAGCATGGGTGTTAAAGTTCTCTTAGGAATTAAAGATGGTAAGTATCAAGACGTATGCACTAAAGTATTTGTTAACGTAGGTGGTAAAATCACTGACTACGTAGCTAAGCAAATCACTGGTGAGTATGGCTTCAAGAGTTTCTACGGAAGCTTTACCTTCAAAGAATACACCGAGAACGATGCTCCTGAAAGCAACGAAGTAGAGAGCCCTTTCTCTAATGAACCTGCTATGAGCTGGGATACTAGCGATGTAGCAACTGCTAATATTAGCGAAGACGTAGACAGCTTATTTTAATTCTTTTTAATAATCTGTTTCATTTTTAGAAAAGAGGGTTACATTTGTAGCCCTCTTTTTTATTAACTAACCTAGTTATGGATTTAACAAGTATTGAAATCAGACCTAATGTACAGACTTTGTACAAGCTTGTAGGACAAGAAACCTTAATGTCTTTTTACTTCGGAGAAAAAATAGACTTAAGAAGTAAGTACAAGAATCCTTTCAGATCTGATAAGCATGCTACTTGTTTCTTCAAGTGGAGTCAGGGAGGTAATCTTTATTTTATAGATTACGCTACTGAGAAAATCCACTACAACTGCATAGACATAGCTCAAATGAGAACAGGGTATGAGTATCCTGATATTCTTTATAAGATTGAGTCAGACTTCCAGCTTAAGAATTTTAGCCTAGAAGACAGACTTGGACTTAAAATAGAAATAGATAGTCTCAAAACAGTTAAACCAGCAGAAGTAAAACCTGCATCTATTAAAGTAAAACTAACTAAATTCAACCAAAAAGACTTAGAATACTGGTCTCAGTTCGGAGTAACAGAGAAGATTCTTAAGTTCTATGATGTACGAAGAGTAGATAAAGCTTGGATAGCAGACAACATATGGTACATTAACAATGACTTTGATCCTTGTTATCGGTATAAAGAGAAGGATAAGTTTAAATTATACCGTCCTTACGCTGAGAAGAAAGTTAAATTTAGAACTAACTTTTTTGGAGGTATGCTTGAGGGTTATACTCAGCTACCACATAAGGGAAGTATCTTGATTATTACTAAGGGAACTAAAGACGTAATGACCTTACACTCTATTGGGGTTAACGCAGTAGCTGTTAGGAGTGAAACAACTCCTATCTCAGAGAATGCTTACGAACTCCTTAAGGCTAGGTTTGACAACATATATGTTTGGTTTGACGCTGACAGAGCAGGAATAGAAGGAGCAAAGAAAATATCAGAGATGTACGATATACCAGTATTGTACCATCATGCAAGCTTAGGTAAAGACATAAGCGACATTTATAAAGAACACGGAAAAGAAAAACTAATAGAAATATGCCATCAGTTCATGATATTGTAAAAGAAGCGCTAGATTTAGCCTTCGCAGATTTAAAAGTAGAAGCACTAGTACAAGACGGTGTTTGGAATAGAATGAAACGTAATACTCAGTACGCTAATTATTACAAGAAAAGAGTATCACTAGCTGATCCAGTATCAACAAAAGCAAAAAGACTTGCTACCTTCCAGAAATCACAAGAGACTAAGACTAACTTAAGAAAGTTTAGCGAACTAGAACAGTCTATACTTTCTATCGTTTGTAGAGTACACAAGATTAAAGTAGAAGACTTCATTAAAGTACGTAGAGGCAGAGAATTGGTAGACGCAAGATTTCAGTTTGCAGCTATTCTTAGACTTCAATTCTATTACACGTTTAGTAAGATAGCTTTCCTTTTAGGTAAAGACCATTCAAGTATTATTCATTCTGTTAAACAACACAAAGACTTCTACGACACTATTAGTTCGTATAAAGCCTTATACGTAAGAGTGCTTAACGAAATAGAAAAAGACTACCCAGGACTCCTTAACACAACACTAAATCCAAACATTATTTTAGTAGAGAGTAGGGTAGGGTATGGTAAAAGAGGTCAGGCTGTAGTTAGTAGTATTCCTGAACAATTTAACAATGAAGAAACTAATTGATATACCAGATGACTGGTATCAACATTTAAAAGAAACAATAGAAAGTCCGTATTTTAAGAGCCTTGGGGGCTTCATCGCTAAGGAAAGATCTAGTAAAGAAATCTTCCCTAAAAAAGATGAAGTCTTCAGGGCTTTTAATTTAACACCCTTTCAGAAAGTCCGTATTGTCATATTGGGGATGGACCCATTTCCAAACAAACATAAGGGAGAACCAGTAGCATGTGGGCTTTCATTTGCACCTAGAAACCGAGACTACGTACCTCCTTCCCTTAGGGTTATGTACGGTAGAATTAAACAAGACATTTATCCAGACGAGTTATCCTTCCCCATAGATATGAATATAGAATCATGGGCTAAGCAAGGAATTCTTATGCTAAATGCAGCTTTAACTATCGAAGAGGGTAAGTCAGGTTCTCACCTAGAGCATTGGAAACAGTTTACCGAAGAAGTATTTAAGACTTTAAGCAGTAGTACTACTGGCTTAATCTTTTGTTTCTGGGGTAAAGACGCCTTAAAGTTTGCTCATCTAGTAGATGACAACTTCCATCATGTATTAACAGCAGCTCACCCTGTCTCCGCTGTATATAAAGGAGGACAGTGGGAGTGCGATCACTTTACAAGAATTAACCAAATCCTAATGGCTAACAATGGAGAATCTATTGATTGGCTAGATAACTTAAAATAAAACTATGAATTGGCAAGATTACGAGACCTTAGGTCATATCGAATTCAAAGGTAAACTAGTAGAATACCTGAAAGAAAGAACAACTGAAGTAAAAAAGCTTGAACAGAACAGCGAATACGAGTACTGTGAGATTCAAGGAAGAATCAAAGAACTAGAAGAACTAACAAAATTTATCGAAACATTTAAACGACCAGCATTATGAATAAATTAGATTTATTAAACTCATCAGGAACTAATTGGAGGGTAGAAAAGAAAGCCTTATTTGGTCCTGACGGAGAAACAACACCAGCATTTGGAGTATTTAGAACAGACTCTAACAGATGTTTGGGTATTGTAGGAGCTAAGTATGTTCCTACACAGAACGAAGAAATCCTAGACATGTTACTTGAAGCAGCAGCTCGAGTAAATATATCAGGTGAAAGAGGTGGAATGCTTGGAGATGGACAAAAAGTCTATTACCAGTTTCCCCTACAAGATGTACAAATCGGAGGATCTGCTAACAAAAGATACCTGACTGCTTTGACTTCCCATGATGGAAGTTCTCCTATAGGCTTTGGTGCTACTAACGTAACTGTTGTATGTGCTAATACTTTTTACATGGCACTAAGGGACTCTCAGCGTGTAAGGCACACTAAGAATTCACATGGTCGCCTAAGTCTTATCATCTCTCAACTCCAAAACTCTCTCACCCAAGAAGAACAGTTTATCGAAAAGTTGATTGAGTTGAGTAAGATTAATGTACCTGAAACCGTTACAGATGATTTTATCTTAAATATTATCGGAGGAGACATAGCTAACTCAAGAGGTAAGAACAGAGTAGATGACTTTAAAAGAGCCATTAATATGGAGTATGAAACTCACGGTAACACCGCTTATGCTTTGTTTAATGCGACTACTCGCTTCACAAACTATATGATGTCACACAAAAGTATAGAAGCTAAGCGTGAGTCTTTGATTCATGGTAGTGCCTATACTATTAACAACAAAGGTTTAGAATTAATTTCTGAAACCTATACACCTTTGTATCAACCTGAGTTATCTTTGTAATACCTGTTGCATGCCAGAAGATTAGGGGGTCACTAGATCCCCTTTTCTTTTTACATGTTCTCGATTATATTTGTGAAGTATGTTAAAGAGAACACCTAAAAAGATTCCCGTAAAGGGACTACCAGAAGAGAAAGATTTGCAGAAGCCTTGCTCTGAGTGCGGTAAAGTAAAAGCTATTGCAAACAAAACCAAGAGACTTTGTGCAAGTTGTGTAGTCAAAGAGAAAAAGGCTAAACAGAAAGTAAAGAAAGAGATTAAGAGAAAGATCAAACAAGAAACCATTACTCAAACCAAGTTAGACCAAATAACATCATGGTTAGTAAGAGGAGCTTACCCTCTAGTTTGTCCTCACTGTCATGTAGAATTAGAATATAAAACTTCTCAATGCGGACATTTTGTAGGTAGAACTAGGCAACCTACTAGATTCTCTTTAAAAAATCTTGTTGCTATTGATAGAACTTGCAACTTTTATAGACCAGAACATCCTTATTCCTTAGGTAAATTTTTAGATAAAGTCTGGGGAGAAGGTACAGCAGATGAGCAAATTAGACTTTCAAACAAAAAACTTAAGCTTTCTAACCACGATCGAAGGATGATATATGATGTATTTAAAGAAGCTTTAGAACAACTTAAGGATGATATGCCTCAGGAAGAAAAGTATGCTATCCTAAAACTTGCTCAAGACAGGTACGAGAAGATAATCTTTCCTTTGCTTTTTTAATTATTTAACTTATCTTTGTACGACACTAATTGTAACTTATAAAGATGAAAAAAATAGAAATAAATGAAGGTCAAAGGTTTGGCAAATTGTCTGTAGTCAAAGAATTAGAAAAAATTATCCTTCCTTCCAATCAAGTAAACAGAGTTATACTCTGTAAATGTGATTGTGGAACAGAAAAACCTGTACGATTGTTACATCTTGTTAGGGGAAGAGTATCTTCTTGTGGATGTATTGCAAAAACCAGAGGCGGAGAAGGAAAAACTCTGTTGTGTAAAATATGGAGAGCAATGAAAGATAGAACCAAACCAGAATATACCCATGGTAACTATGCAACCAAGAATGTAAAACTTGCACCAGAATGGGAAGAATGGGAATCTTTTAAAACTTGGGCTTTATCAAATGGATATAAAAAAGGACTTCAAATAGATCGTATAGATAATAATGGAGGATATTTTCCTGATAACTGTAGGTTTGTCACATTTAGAGAAAATCAGAACAATAGAGATATTACTATTTTTGTTGACTATCAAGGAAAAAAGTACCCATTAACAGTAATACTAGAGGAGAAAGGGTTGTTAGAAAGCTATGGTACCATTAAAAACAGAATACAAAGTGGTTGGAATCATGAAAAAGCAATAGATCAACCCATCAGAAAAGGAAACTATAAAAGAAAAAACAAATGATTTATCTAGTAACAAAACAAGATATCTCCCTACCTGATGTAACCCTCTGCTCCGTACAAGATTCCCTAGATTATCTAGAACAATTTGACTCTATTGGTGTCGATACCGAGACTAGTGGCTTTGATCCATATACTTGCAAGTTTTATACCTTGCAGTTAGGAGATAGAGAAGTCCAGTATGTTATCGACCTATCTACGATAGACATCCAAGAGTATAAAAATTTACTAGAGACTAAGGAACTAATAGGTCATAACTTTAAGTTTGACTTAAGATTCTTGTATCATCAGAGAATTGTACCCACTAGGGTATATGATACGTTCTTAGGCGAGAAAACATCTCGTTTAGGTATAGAAAGTCATAGATGTTCTTTAGCTGCTTGTGTACAACGTCATTGCGGAGTAACACTAAGTAAGGAAGAACGAGCAAATATTACAGGCAGATTAACCGAAGGGTTTGTCAAATATTCTGCTTATGACGTAAAATACCTACACGAGATTAAAAGTAAGCAAAACTTTACCCAGTTGACAGAAGGCACAGATGTGTCTATGGCATTGGACAATCGCTTTGTCTTAGTTTTAGCGTACATCGAATACTGCGGTATGAAATTAGACGTAGAACAATGGACCAAGAAGATTGAAAAAGTACAAGTACAAGCTGATGAGGCAGTAGAAGAACTTAATAAGTTTATCTTAGAGAACAACATGACTAAGTTTATAGACTATCAACTAGACATGTTCTCTTCAGGTAACAAGATTAACGTGAATTGGAACTCACCCTCACAGGTTGTAGAATTCTTTGAAGCTATAGGAGTAAATACAACTGTAGTAGAAAAAGGAGTCAAGAAACAAACGATAGAAGCAAGTCACTTAGGTAAGTTTGCTTCTAAGTACCCAATTATTAATACCTACCTCTCTTTTAAAGAAGCACAGAAAGACATAGGAACTTATGGTTACAACTGGATAGAACAAATTAATCCAGTAAGCGGAAGAATCCACACACAGTTTAAGCAGTTGATGAACACAGGACGCTTATCTAGTGGTGGTAAATCTGGTAACGTAAAGAACTTTAACTT